AAAATAAAGGAAGAAAAATGACAGATGAAAGTTTATGGGAAAATATATTGCCACAATTAAAACAAATTGGAGGTGCACATTATAAAAACTTTTGCATTCAACCTTATGAGTTTATATCTAAAAATAACCTTTCGTTCTATCAAGGGAATGTTATAAAGTATGTTATCAGGTATTTAGAAAAGGGAGGCACTGAAGATTTGGACAAAATTATTCATTATACTCAATTAGAAATAAAAAGACTGGAAGATAATGAAGTCAAAGCTAAATATAAGAATAAATAGTGTTTAAAGGGTCATAGAGGGGTCTATTTTAAACATTATGTACAAAATAGGTAAAAGATACTATGGCAACTAAAAAGGGCAATGTTTATGGTTCTGTTGTAATATATGAAAGAACCTCAAAGGGTACAAGTATAGGTAGAAATCCTAAAAAAGTAAATTCCATGAATAAACATAAGCGAAAAAGTAGAAGTAGAAAGCAAATGAAGTATAGAGGTCAAGGAAAATGAAAAGAATTATTAAAAAAAAGACAAGAGTTTCAATTGGTACTGCTCATCAGAGGATTGACGATCATGAAAAACTATGCAGAATAATGCAAGAAATGACAAATAAAAAAATAGATAGACTTGAAAAAATAGTAATGTCTTCAACAGGAATGCTAATATTGGGCATGTCCACAATCATTTATAAAATATTGTTAACATAGGAGGTTTCCGATGCAATTATCAAAACATTTTACATTAGAAGAATTTACGAAGTCAATGACTGCAACTCGTAAGGGAATTAAAAATAATCCAGGAAGTGGAGATATTAAAAATTTAGAAAATGTCGCTTATGAGATATTAGAACCAGTAAGAGCAAAGTTTGAAAAACCTGTAACTATCACATCAGGTTATCGTTCAGAAGAATTGTGTGAAGCAATAGGTTCAAAAAAGACGAGTCAGCATGCCAAAGGTCAAGCAGTTGATTTTGAAATATTAGGGGTGCCTAATATCAAAGTAGCTTATTGGATTCAAAATAATTGTGACTTTGATCAACTCATACTAGAATTTTATTCTCCAGATGATGGTGCTAAAGGTTGGGTCCATGTTTCTTATAATGAAGCAGGAGCAAATAGAAAGCAAGTTTTGACATATGATGGAAAGCAATATTCTAACAATCTTCCAGATATGAAATGGGAAAAAGGTGAAGTCATAGAGTAAAAGTTGCAAATTCTATTATAGATTGATAGAGTATCTTCAACTAGGAGGATATATCTATGTGGTTGAATTTATTGACAGCAGGTTTTAAGACAGCAAGTCATATCTATACAAAGAAACAAGAAACAAAAAAATTAATGGCTGATGCTCAAATGAATCATGCCAGAAAAATGAGTCAGGGTGAAATAGAATACTCTGGTAAACTTTTAGAAGCTAGACAATCAGACTGGAAAGACGAGTTCGTTTTGGTCGTGTTAACTCTGCCAATTTTAGTGATTGCCTATGGAGTCTTTAGTGACGATCCTGGTGCATCTGCAAAAATAAAAGAGTTCTTTGAACAGTTCCAACAGCTTCCAAGTTGGTTTACAAATTTATGGATTCTTGTTGTAGCAAGTATCTATGGAATTAAAGGAACACAAATATTTAAAAATCATACAAAAAAATAAATGAAGTTTATGCTTGTCATTAGTTTATGCTCTTTCATACATCAAAGTTGCCAACCAATTGATAAAGGAAATATGCTTTATGATGATTGGAACACCTGTATGGGAGTTGGTTATATTTCTTCAATTAAAATTTTAGATGAAATTGGAAAAGAAGAAGTAAACAAACATCAAATTGGCACACAAATAATGTGCTATCAAACAAAAGGAATAATATGAAAGTAATAGCAATTGGAGATCTCCATGACTCCCCTCATATAAAAGATAAAAGTAGATTTAGATGGATAGGAAAACATATTGCAAAAACAAAACCAGCTTATGTTGTACAGATAGGAGATTTTTTAACTTTAGATAGTTGCACTTATTTTATTCCTGATGATACATTTACTGCAAGAATAGAAAAGCCAACATTTATTAAAGACATGCAATCATTTGACGAAGCTATGGAAGAATTTAATTATGGTCTAGGTAAATGCAAAATAAAAAAATATTATACTTTAGGAAACCATGAAAAAAGAATGTGGAGATATGAAGATAAAAATCCAACTTTTTATGGAATGTGTCAAAAAGAATTTTATGGAATATGCAAAAAGTATAAATGGGATGTTATTCCTTGGGGCGAGTATTTAATGTTAGGTGGTGTTGGTTTTATACATGCACCAATAAATCCAATGGGTAAAGAGTATGGTGGTGAAGCAAGTGAAAGACAAGTGGCAAACAAATCAAAAATAGATATTGTCTTTGGTCATAGTCATAGGGCGCAAGATAATAGAGTACCAAAAATAAGTCCTATTCCAAATGATTTTACAAGAGTTTTAAATTTAGGTTGTGCCTTACCTGAAAATCATATTGAAAGTTATGCAAAGCACAGTCTTACAGGGTGGACTTATCAAATATGTGAATTAGAAATTTGGGATAATCATATAATGGAAGTAAACAATATTTCCATGAAGCAACTTAAAAAATTGTATGGATAATTATGAAATTACCAGGAACAATATATTTAGGACATAGAAAAATTAAGGTCCAACAAATAGGTGCAAGAACAGCAAACAAAGATCAGATTTATGGAGATTTTGATGTTAATAAAGATTTAATAAGAATAGATAGAACATTAGAACCCACAAGAAAACTAAACACTCTAATACATGAGATTGTTCATGTTTTATTAGACCATTTCAATGCAGAGTTGAAATTGAAAGATGAAGAAAAGGTATGTGAGATATTGGGTACAGGTTTATCTGATCTATTTATTGCTAATCCCAAACTTATTGACATCATTAACTCGGTTTACAATACATCTAAAAAATAGTAATATTAATTTTAGCTCCCTTAAAAGAACCCCCTATATTCATTAACGAGTATAAGGGGTTTTTATTTTAAGAACCTCTTTGACCAGCTTTGTTAATAGAACCTTTTCTTTCAGTAGTATCAACAAGTCTTTCCAAGTAACCAAATGCAGGTGGAAAATCTTTTGGGAATACAAAAAGATGATATTGATTAGCTGTATCAACTCTCCTACATTCAGCAGGATAAATTTCAACAGCTTCTTGTTCAGGTGATGTTAAGGTATTTTTAATATCCATTAACTCTCTCCAATCATGAATAGATTGTTTATCTAATCTTTTAATGGAAAGATAAGTCATTTTACCTTTTAGGTTTTCCTGTAAAACCATAAAGTCAGCTTTTTTATTTTTATATACATTGACTTGATATTTATCATTTATGTAACATTCAGCATTTAAGATATTATTCTTAAACATTTCTTCTAACTCTTTCATACTAGGTGCTTGAATAGAGGTAACTCCTAAATCTGTTTTAGCTACATCAAATCTTTTTTTAAACATTTGAAATAAATCATATCTTGTTTTTTTAGTGCCATCATCTAGTACAGCTTTTGTAAATGGTGTCATTAGTTATACTCCTTTTTTAGTTATTGGCATTTACCATCAATATATTCTAACAAAGATAATGTAGTAAATTTTTTATCAATATTAGGATATTTAGTATCAACTATTCTTGAAGCTTCAGTCATATTTGTTGCTCCATGAATAATTCTACCTTTTGACTTTAGATTTTTCCCTGAAAAAAAATCTTGATCAATGTAAGTCTGTATAAAGACTTGTTTTGGTGTGTTCATTTTGTACTCCTTTTCATAACTTTGGGCATTTTTAGTGTCCTTGTTTTGAACTTCATTTAAGAAGTTATCTACATGAGAACCCATTATGGATTCTTCCTGTAAATTTTGTATTTCCTCAAAAGTTGTTTGAGGATTAAAGATTCTTTTAAACTTTTTAGAGATTTCTTTAGTGAATGTAGAGTTGATTGGTATTCTCATTATTTCTCTCCCCATATTAAAGTTATTACTATTGATAAT